TTTTACTAAGTAACCCTGTTTAATGCTATCACTAGAGAATTTATAATCTGCGTTAGTTATATCTTCTATTGATTTAGCTTGATTGCTATTTTGTGTGTTTGTATTAGTATTATTACTAGTTGTTACTTGTCCATCTGTGCTATTAACAATGCCATCTCTATTACTTACAAAGGTGACTGCAAACACTGGTGTTGATGCTGCATCCTCATAATACTTAGCCATCTATTCTCCTATTAGTTGTATATGTTTATATGTAAAAAGACTGTACTTATTAGTATATAGTACAGTCTTTATAAGTTATATATTGTGTGCTTAATTAATGGCTAATATCTCATCAATAAAGGTTTCAACTGATTCTTTATAATATATCATCTCATCATAAGTACAAGTAACATCATAAGCTATAACCCTTCTACCAGGCATTAAAGACACTTTATGTATCTTTATCTTACAGTTAGTTAGTTCATACCTACCATTTATAATAGAGCCTCTAAGATCTTCTACATAATACTGTTCAGTTGTAAGTGTAAATAATGGTGGGTTACTTATTTGTTCAGAGTCTTCTCTCTTAACCTTAAAGTGTTTTAATATATCTTGTGATACTAAACATCTCTCTATTGTTATTGTTTTATTTAGTTGGTCTAACTTAAACTCCATACCATATAAAACAACCTCCTGTTTATTGTTTGTTGGGTCTGTTGTATAACCATATATCTCCCAACTTGTTCTTGGATCTTTTATTTGTTCAGTCATTAGATTTGGCCCTTTCTATAAATTGTTCTACTGTTTCATCTTCTATATATTTTAAATGATCAGATACACCTTCTAAGTTACCATTAATAAAACTACCGAACTTACACCTTCTTAGTTCATATCTACCTTTGTTATTATTTAATGGTTTAAATGTTGCTAGATTTAGTGGTGAGGAGTTAAAAGTTATATTAAACCTAGGTGATCTAATAATTTCTCCATTTACTACTTTAAAACTATAATTATACTCTACATCTAAATATCCATCTTCTAATACAAATGCAACTATATCTTCTCCTATTAGAGGAATATAATTATCGTTTTTATAATATAATTGATCTTGTTTATTAGCAGATCTTAGTGTTACAGATAATACATTAAAACTGCCCACAATATCAATCTTGTCATTTATATTTGTATATACAATAATCTTTCTATCTGTATTAATATTCATAGTTAATTAAACAAAATAAAACAGTGTTACTACTTTTAATAATAACACTGTTTTATTTTGTTTATAAGTTTGTTTGTTTGTTTTATTTAGATAGTTGGGCTTTGTCCACCACCTGCTCCACCAAATACTTGAGGTCTTAAACCACCAGATGTTAGAGGAATATTAGAATTGGAGCTAAGAGCGGTGCCACTAGGAGCATTAAAGGCTGGACTTCTACCACCATTTTGACTTCTAAAGTCTTGAAGTGACTGAGGTATAAATCTAATACCTTCTGCTACTCCCTCCCAACGTTGTGCAATTACCCTTCTACCAGGCATGATACCAACTGATAGAGAGTCAATCTTACAGCGTTGTAACTCATATCTACCTTGTGTGATTGGTAAAGCTTGATTGTTAATGCCACTTGAAGCGTTAGTAGCTGATGGATCAAGTGTTAAATTGTTTCTTGCAAAGCTGGCATTAGAACCACCTACAATCTGATTGAATGAAGTTCCACCACCTCTATATTGAATGCCTGGGGCTGTGGTTCCTTGTCCAATGTAATTCTGTGCTAGTTCATAAGCATTAGCATCAAAGGTTAGTTGGAATCTAGGGCCTCTTGTTACTAGTTGCTCTCTTACCATGTTCTGAACGCCAAAGGTTCTTTGCATGAAGTTCATATCAACTAGACCTTGCTCAATAACAAAAGCTATTTGAACTTCACCATTTAGATACACTGGGAATCTTGTACCTAATGGTAAATATGTTTCAGTACTATCTCTAATAGTTAATGTAATAGATTGAAAGTCACCAAACAAGGCTATTGCTCCTGTTGCTGAGTCTTGTAACCAAGCAGCAATGTCAAAACCTTGAATGGGATCTAATATTACATTATTAACTGGCGCTTTATATATGTCTAACATTTATTGTTTTACTCTGTATTATTAACCTATTTGAACGCTACCAGATACATCTCTGGTTAATGTAATCACAATTAAGTCAATTGGATATATTGGTGTGTATGATAGAGAGATGTTTAATGTGCCTGTGAAGTATGCACTTGCAGGATTATTAGTCTCATCAATTACTGGTTGCTGGTATGAGCTAATATATCCACTTCTAGCTAGTGTGCTCATATATGCAGAGATTGCTGATGCTATTTGTGATCTAATAACTCTAGAGTTGGTTTCACCCTTATAGCTTTGCAAGTTAGCATATAAGTCCTTTCTAATCTTGTCATTGACTCTAACTAGATTAATCTTATCTCTACCAGTAACATCTGTTAGAGTTCTACCTTGGATTACATAGTAGCCAGATAAGGCGGGGTCAATGGCAATCATATCAACTCTTGCATCAATGAATTGTTGCTTAGCACTAGTTGATCTATAACCATCTAAGTCAGTCTCAATTACACCTTGAATAGAGCCAGCACTTGTTCTAGCAGCAGGGCTTATATTCTCTGGTATATAAGCTAACTTACCAGCATAGAATGCAGACAATGGAACGCTGAATCTGCCAGCATTAGTAGAGCCACCATAGGTTGCCCAACCTGCTACATATACACCTCTTTCAGTGTTAATACCAGCAGTCTCAACTCTTGCTAAACCAGGTGTTAGGCTTCTAGTAGAGGTTAAGATTGCAATCTTTCTACCTTCTAACTCACCACTGTTATTAGCCACTGCTAACTGTGCTTGTCTTACACTTGTCCTAGCACCTAACTCACTAGCAACAACAATAAAGTTAACTCTTTGTTCTGCCAATGATCTCACTGCGGATACATAGTCATTCTCTGTTGGTAGGGGACCATCATAGCCCTTCTTCAAGAACAAGTTAGTAAGCTTAGAATTACCAACATAATTAATATGTCTAATGTCATTTGTATCAGTAATAAATAGGTTAGCTGGTGCTAATCTTTGTGGTGTTCTTGTTACAATTTGTGATGGGAATAAATTACTACCTGTTGACACTGGTAGATAGTCAGCACTGACATAACTAGATGCAATTGATGTGACTGATCCATCTGCTGCTACGTCTCTAGACAAGTCAACACTAAATGATTCAATCTGCTTATCATTTGTATTGTCATTCTTATCTTCAATTACAACTGTAAACTTACTATTACCTGTGCTATTAATTGTAAGTGCTAAGTTATTACCCCATTGACCAGGACTAATAGCTGTGAATCTAATGAGAGGAAACCCATCAGCAGTGTATGTTGTTAAGAAGGCATTTCTAGCATTGTTTGATGTTGCTGAGAAACCAGTCTTATTTAGGCTTGTATAGTTACTAAAGTTAATACCATTTAGGTTGGAGAATATAATAGATGCGCCAACAATGTTAGCAGCAACTGGATCACTTAAAGTTAATACATTGCCAGATTTACTAATAACAGTAGTGCCTTGACTGATGCTAGTACCAGTAACAATTGAATCAATAGATATGTTAGTTGCATCTGCTACGGTCAATGATGTGGAGCCAGATGTTGCTGAACCTGTAGTAACTACTTGGCCGTCTGCCTCATCTAAGTCAACCCATAAGCTATAGCCACTTGCAATTGTTACTCTGTCAGGCTCATCTAGATCAAAAAACTCAGTTGGTTGGTTGATAATATCCTCTGATAAGAATAGTCTTGCACCTTGTTCATTTGGCAGTCTGTCAATAATACCAATAGGGGTTACACCGCCTACTAAGTCTTGTATGTTGTTAATAACATCTGATGCTGTAGCACCTTGTGCAACTGGTAATGAATACTCTGTTGAATTGACCCTAACTGTAAATTGTTCACCAGGATATAACTCAATAGGCACTTCCGTTTTACTAAACTTAAGAGAGATACCTTCTGCTATTGACTTGAATACACCAGCATCAGTTGTTAGGTCTAATGTTGATCCTAAGACAGCACCACTTATAGTTGCTCCAGTAGTGTCAACATATGTTGGTACATCAGCACTATCATTACCCCAATTAACAGTAGGTAGATTAGTGGCAAATGGGTATTGAGTTATGGGTAATACAACCCATTTTAATGTTGCTTTATTAGTAAGTGTAAAGCTGCCATAACCAGCAACTACTGTTACTAACGGTGCTGATAATGTTATTACACCAGTTAGAGGATCAACGGCTGTTACAGTTGTAGTTGTAGGTGCTGTTAATACTCCTGACTCAGTACTTACAATCTTAGATCCAATTACAACCTTCTCAGCATTAGCAATGGATGTTGTAATTGTTGTTGCAGAGGTTGCTTGATTGTATGTAGCATTAAGAGTGATTGGACCTTGTGTTACTTTAAACAAGTATCTCTTATCTGCTGTTCCAGTGTAACTACCAGAACTTACAATGAACGTTTCAATGTAACTAGTAGCAGTGCTTACTGGCTGTCCAATGAACTTTAAATTAATATTTAAGTTGTTAGCCTTTGTAGCAACTCCACCAATAAATAAATCAATCTTTGGTGATGCTGCTTTACCAATTACTCTTTTAATGCCAAACTCTCTAGCACCTTGATCATATGCGGCTTGAAAGGATTGATTAGCAATTCCTGTGTCATAACCGTATATCCTTGCAAAGTCTTTAAAGTCTGAAAGAAGTACTGTGTTGAGAGGGCCCTTTGTAAACTCACCTACAATAGCAACTCTATTGGCTGCTGAGGTGTTTATAGGTGCTCCTAAAGGAGGTGTCTCATTAAATATTACTTCTGGGATTCTCACTGATTATTTTCCTTTATTGTATATTGTATGTTTTGTATGTTAGTGCTTAGTCTTGATGCTTTAGGTGGGAATGTTGTTACTAGACAGGCTGTTACAACCTCTTTAAAGTAGGGAGATCTCTCCCACTCACCTCCTATAAATGACGATCTAAGTACTTCAATCTTTGTGTTTAAATCATCTATCTTAATGTCATATATTATTAGTCTTAACAGTTCAATGCATTGACTTAATATGTGCATAGACACATCTGTATATAGTTCTAATGTTCTACTATTTTCTATTAGTATTTCATCATTATTTATAGGTAATTGTGTAGGCACATTTTGAATTATTAGTGGTGTTGATTGGGAGCCAGCAGTAACACTGTTATAGTAAAAGCTTATATGAATCATAAACATTACTTCATCTTGTTCTTGCCCTAATGTATATGGTCTATATATAACACTGGCTGTCTGTGATGTTGGCTCTTTTGCTGTTAATGATGTTATTGGTGCTGGATATACAGCGCATGTTAAAGTGTTACTTGATGTTTCAATCCCACCATATAATCTGTAATTAGTAATTGGCACCTTCTCTCCAGTTATTGGATTTGTTATTAGATTGGCTAATATCAAAGGGTGACTTGCTATCTGTGTAGCAACGTTAATACATACTTGATCTATTCCATACATATTGTGATCCTGTTACATCGTTTAGTGTTCCAATCTTATCTCTAACTTTACTCATCTTACTATTGCCTCTTTTACCAATGTCAACAGTTGATGCGCCTTTATTGATATTGCTGTCTGTTGGTGGGTTGTTAGTAATTCTTAGTATTGTTGTTACTGCAACTGATCTTGGTGAGGTGTTATATGCTGTTGATTGTGGTGCTTCTAAGTGATAATAGGCAGCAACAGTTATACCCCCTACCCCTTCAAACTTAACATCTACTACTACTTTTACTTCTGGATTAGATATCTTATATGCATTAATATAGACTGCATTGTTGTATATCTGTGCTCCTACAACATGAGTATCATCTGCTACCCTATACTCTAATAGCTTTTGTACTAGCTTAAATGCTACATCTTCTGGTTTATCACCAACTATTATGTTAATAGGTATCCAAGGCACATCATTAGATAACGTTGATATTCTAAATAGTAACTTACCAGCTTGTGTGCATTGTGGATTACTACTATCAACTACACCAAAGTAGAATGTATCTATCTCAACCTTGTGATCTATTGTCTTGTTTGTTGTGGTTGAAGATGCAGTTGATGTGACACCTTTATTAACATCAATTATGGCTGATAAAGGGCCCTTTGGTTGTAAGGATTGATATAGTAATGAGGTTGTACTTTGTACTCCTACTACTAATCCATTTATGTAGTCATATAAATAGTTATTCTTGTTATTAACTAAATTACTACTTGTATAAGTAATAGTTGATAGATCTAATAATAACCAATTAGTAGTATTGGTTGGATCAATGTTAATACTATTAGATACAATACATCTATAAGCATTATTGTTATATATAACAACGTTGTTATTGATGTATGTTGTACTGCTATTGTAAGTACCAACATATCCAGTAATTAAAATACCCTTATGTATAGTTATAGGTCTAACAATGATGGCTTCACTTGCTATTAGTGTAGATAATCTTCTAGCTGTAAATTCAATATAAACACTGTAAAGAGATGTATTAAATCTAGCAGTTTTATTCTTAAATGTTGTTGTTAGAGGGTATAAATCCTTCTTTTTAAGACTTATGTTTGTAATATTATCAGTGGTTCTAGTAGGTGCTGCTATTAGATTTGAATATGGATATACTTGAGTACCAGTTGTATAAACACTAGTACATAAAGCATTTATATCAGATGTAAGTCTAAATACTATATTCTCTATTGTCTCTCCATTAAATACTTGCGTGGCCCCTTCATTTAATAGAGGTGGTGTGCCTGGTTCTGACTTTAATATGTTGAAATATATAAAGGCTATATGATTAGGATCAACTGTTATAGATGGGACAACCTTAACATTATCAATAGATACAATATCAGTCTCTAATCCAACATCAAATGCTGATGCTGGTATTGTTGTTTTGTCTAATTCAGGTGCAAAGAAGAAATACTCTTTTGATGTTTTACTACTATTAGTTGTAGTACTGTTGTTATTAGTATATAAGAATATAATTCTATCTAAATTTGAATAGGCTCTTTGTTCTAATGTGTTACCCCTTTCAATTAACTTTAATGAGTCATTAAGAGGTAATGATCTAATGATGTTTGCTGCTGTTAACTCTGCTGCAACATTAATAAGACCACTACTATATTCAGAGTTTGTTATTAGATTTAATACGGCTTGATATGTTGTAGGTGTCTTAAATAGTTGTGTATTATCTTTATCCTTAGCAGCAGATAATACTAGTCCTATGTTATTAAATTGTTGTAATCCTTGAAAGATTATATCCTCATCAGCTATAAAGGAGGCCCCTTGTGTTAGCACACATAGAGGCCTTACTAGCTTTATGAAGTTATTACTATCAAGACTACCCTGTATGTCTTGTGCAAAGTTCATTTGTTATTGTTCTGTTCTAGATAAGATGTACTTGATAGCTTCTTTCTTATTTGTATAGTCATAACTTGGATCAAATTCTAATACTGCCTTTTTAATGTCAGAGGCTGATCTAGCCTCTAACTCATCCTCTGTTGAATTTAATATAACGGTTGTTAGTTCACTGTAAGCTTGTTTAGGTGCTTCTTCTATTACATATTCATAGTCTTTTGCAACGTCAGTAGATTCAGTTACTTCTTCTTTGATTACTACTTTTCCCTCTAATACTGAAGGCTGAATCTCAGGGAACTTAGGCTCTGTTACTTCTGGCTCATATGTGTTATCAGCAAGGGCTACAACTGGCTTGTCTTCTTCATATGGTGATATGCCATAAGGTGAGAAGGTTTCACCACCTACTTCATAGAATGGCACGTCACTCTTTGGTAGATACTCATTAGCGTCTGCTGGTTTGTTAGAGGTGTAGGTCTCTTCTAACTGATTCTTAACATGATAAGGAAGACTGTCTCTTGCTGGTAACTCAATGTGCTCCCTATATTCATACTGTGGGTTATATAGACTGATTAGCTCAGCAATCTTTGTGCTGTCATATAGATCAAAACTAAGATATGTACCAGCAGTTAAGTAGTACATATCTTTGTATTTGAAATCAGCTATAACTCTTACTCTAATAGTTGGATCAAACATGTCTTGTTTTTATACCTTTGTTAGTTATCTACTTAATTAGATAAGTGTATCATAAACAGGAACAAGATTGCTAAGAACTACTGGACCTAAGCTAGAAACTGTAACTTTAACAAGATCACAAGGGTTGTTATATAGAGTTAAAGATGGTCTAGCTTTAGCTTGCATTAGAGCGGATCTTTGAATGTTGAAAGGATTATCTAAGTAGATTGGATTGATTCTACCAAGACCACTTGCTTCTCTTACAGAGAGGATATTTAAAGGTCTATCTTTGAAGCCCTCATTACCAGGTTCAATGTATGATGGGTAGTAGAACTCATACACTACAAAGTGTGTTAAACCAGACAATGCTGCACCAGTAATAATGTCAGTTGGATTGGTGAAAGGAGTAGGTAACAATGCACCAGTTGTAATGTTATATACGCCAACTTCAACACCACCAATATTAGCATTAGCATTGTTTAATGATGTATAGCCAAAGATTCTCTTACACAAGAATGTCTTGCCAGGTGTCTCATATGCGGTAACAGCAGCAGCAGTTGCTAGTACTTTTAACTCAGCAGGAATGTCACCTTGGGTTGCTCTAAACTTAGCAAAGTCATTAGCTGTGAAGGTTGCTAGAGCATTAGCCTTACTAGAGTTATCTTGTGGTGTTACTTCTGTTAGTACATACTTCAAACCACTAATAGGTAATCTTTGACCAGTGTATCTAGGATCTGCTAGCTTGTCTCTTTCACTGGAGTAGAAAGAAAATGCTCTAAAATCTGCTTCAGTTGCAGTGCCAGCTTGTACTCTTTCAGTTACTGCTAAATAGCCACCTAACGCATTAATTTGAGTCTCAGCAGCAGGATTTAAGAAGTAAGCTAATACTGACTCACCAAGACTAGTTTGGCTAACTGTGTAGTTAACACCAGCAGTTTGTGCGGCTGTCTTATCAGCAGGTTCAACAAAGGAAGGAACAGCACTTAGTACATAGGTTGTTGATGCTTTTAACAATGCAGCAAAAGGTGCAAAGTCAAAGGTGGATAGTCCATACAACTTACCTTCTACTTCAAGGTTGCCTCCAGTAAATGTAATAGTTGTACCAGAGATAGCTGCTACTGGCTTCTCTACTACTGATGCTTGATTATAAGTCTTTAGACCACCACTATTTCTAGCGCCTTTAAGGACTTGATTAACTTGATACAATCCCATTATTATTATTTCTCTCTTATTATTTGTCTAGTAAGTTATTCTACTTACCTTATTTTGTCTATAAATATATAATACAATGTCATATATAATGTAGGCCTTTAAATAACAAAGTAGGCACGTATATAGGAGTTATATGAACACTAAACCACAGAATAATACACAGAATAAAGAGCAAGTTGTATTGCCATTATTAAATGCTAAAGAGGCTAATAGGTTGGCCAATAATGTTGATAGGGATGAAGAGTTACAAAAGGTTGCTGATATGATTAGACAAAGAGCTACTAATGGTTATACAGATGTTGTTATACCCTTTATATCTAATGTTGAATATATAGAGAAAGAGCTAAGTAAAAATGGGTATGTAGTTATATATAAAGATGTGTTTAGTCTTAATATTAGTTGGAGATGATTAATCTGTTGTTTAAGTGTTTATATTTATACTTATAACAATGTATGAGAACAAGAAATAAGGTAGCTGGTATATACTCTATAACCAATAAAACAACAGGTAAAAGATATATTGGTCAAACAGTATATCTTAATGGTAGAAAAGGGGACCACCTACTAAATCTAAGAAGGAATCAACATGATAATGATTATCTTCAGAAGGCCTTCAATAAATATGGTGAAGAGGACTTTATATTTGAAGTCTTAGAGGTGGTGCCAAAGTTAGAAGATGGGTCTGATAATATTGCTCTGTTAACAGCAAGAGAACAATATTGGATGGACTATTATAAGAGTTGGGATAGGGACTATGGTTATAATATTAATCCTTCTGCTAGTACAAATTATATGTCTGGTAAAACTCATAGTGAAGAGGCTAGAAAGAAAATTAGTGAGGCTGCTAAAGGTAGAAAAATGAGTGACGAAGATAAACAAAGACTAATTACAAGTAGAACTAATAAACCTTCTAAAGCAGTTAGAAAAATACCTCTTAAAGAGGCTAAACATGATATTAAAAGACTTGGAACAAGAATAGAGTTTGAGTATCATGTAACTGACTTAGAAGGTAATCAATATGTATTTAATAACTTAACTGAGTTTTGTAATCTACACAATTTAAGTAGGACTCATTTAGGTAATATGATTAATAAAGGTACTTTTTATAAAGGTTGGTCTGGATATAAAGTTGATATAAATAAAGATAAAGATATAATAATAAGTGAGACTGCTAAAAATGGCCCAAAAAGGGGGAGATTATTTGAGTATCATATAAAAGATAATAGTGGTAATGAGTATATATTTAGGGATCTTACTACATTTTGTAAAGATAATAATATAAGTAAGCAATCTATTCATGATTTAATTGAAAAGGGTTCTTATTATAAAGGTTGGTCTGGATATAAAATTAAGATTAAATAAATAATAAAAAGAGGCTAGAAAATAATCTAGCCTCTTTTTATTAATATAAAGTTTATTTAATTAATTGGTGCTCTTACAAACTTCCATATTGCAAGTCCCCAAGGACCCCAATTCTAGTATTAATATCTTGAATTTCAGCTACCTTCATGTGAGCAACTCTATGAGGATATAGGAGATAAGGTAGACCAGCATTGCCCATTTGTACATACATACCAGGCGCAGAAGGAATAGGAGTATCTCTTTGTTCTCTCATCCACAATCCAGGCTCACCACCGCTTTCTTCTGATACACAATATTGAGTTCTGCCAGGTGCTTCATAGCTACCATTAGGTGCAGCTTCAGATACAAATACAACCTTGTTTCTAGGCCATAGATACTTTCTGACACCATCAACTGGATCTCTATACCAAGTTTCAACGGTTCTGATAGGAATACCAGCAATTGATACAATACCTTCTGGACCGACACCAATAGAACCTACCATATTAGCACTTAGTACATCAGATTCAATTTGGTAGCCGCCACCAGTGTTATTAATCAATACTTGCTTGTCACCTGTTTTAGCGCCTAATCTAGGAATAAGGCCCCCAGTTTGCATCTTGATCTCATTGTTTTCACTGATGATCATCTTAAGATCAGGATGAATATACATGGCGGTTACTTTGGTCTTATTAGTGGTTTTAAACCAATAAACAAACTTCTGAATGCAGGATACAATTGCAGCGTCTGGTTCAGTCCAAGGAACACCACTAGTAGAGGCTTGAGGAGTATTATAGTCAATCAATCCTCTGAATAGATTGGCCTCATTTCTACCTCTATAGCCACTAACATTGTTGTAAGACCAGAAGTTGTGAGCAGGGATTTGAGAGCTAACTTGTACTGCTTGACCACTTCTAGGATCAGTGTAGTTAATACCACCTAATAGTGTTAGACCTCTATATACGTCCCATGTCAAGTTATGTGCTTCTACTAGCTTCTCAACTTGTCTAGCAACATATGCTTGTGGATCTTCAAAGTCGTTTAAGGTGTCATCTTTGATTCTCATATTAACATCACCCCAACTAATATAATGAGATCCTCTCATATATAAGGGTTGAACATAACGTCTTTGAGTGGTGTATTGTGCAATGCCAAGTAGTTGATCAGGCTCACCAAACTTGACAGGTGTGAACAAGGTGCCACTAGTTTCAAAGCGCTGCTCTATAGCAACAATTGGTTGCTTAATAGTTTGATCGGGAAACAACTCTTTAAGGGGGGTTGATCCTACCAAAGGAAGAAAAGACTTAGCTAGTTCTAGGTATGAAGGTACACCTGGCTTCTCGCTAGTACTGACTGTCTCCCAAGGGGATGCATATGCATCCATGTTAAAAGATGGAACTTGTTGTAATGCCATTATTATTTGTTCTCTTTATTATTTGATTTATATATTATTTGTTATTATTTACTGGCTTTTGCTTTTACTTTTTCTAGGTTAGACTGAATCAAACTATTAATGTAGGATTCTTTTTTGGCCTCACCAGTAGCACCAGTTTGTTCAACTTCTGGCATGATATTAGCACTTAGTTTTACTAGTTCAATGATAGAGTCTTCTAAGGATAACTCCTTATCACCTGCTTTGCTAGATAGTTTAACAACAGAGTTAGCATCCGTGCTAGTAACAATAGACTTTGCTAATGAAATAGCAGCAGGACTTACTCTCTGTGTCTCAAATAATGAGTTAAGTTTGTAGTTTAGCTCTTTAGCCTTTTCACTAGAAGATAACGCAGTAATAAATTGACTAGTCTTATCAATTTCCTGTGCTTTTGTTGCTAGTCCTTCTACTTTACTAGATAGCTCATCTACTTTAGTTAAAGCTGCTGTTACTGCTTCTGTGGTCTTAGCGTTAATAGCTTCTAAGCTTTCATTGAACTTAGTTGTTACTGCTTCAATGGTGCTTGCAATCGTCTTTTGTTGTGATTCTACTACTCTGTTTAGAATGGCTTCTAAGTCAATAGAAGTAGATTCATTTTTAGAGCTCTCAGGAGCTTTTACTTCTTCTTGTAAGGTCATCTTTGTTTCTATTGTTGTTAGGGGTATTAATGTTTCTTCTACTAATGCTTCAGTTATGGGTTCTTTAATTGTATCTTCAACTGAAGTTTCTATTTGCTCTTGATCAATAGTTGTTGATAATTTTATAAACATTGAAGGAAGAATTGTCTCATTTCCCTTCTGTGATAAAAGTACTGCTTTACTATCACCAAATGGCATAAAAGGGGCGTTTGTTAGAGCGGTTCTTAGGAGGGTTGGTCCTATTACTTTGCCTGTCTGTTTATCCTTAAAGTTTTGTTGAATCTCAGGAGAGCTATATTCATAATCACCATTTCTAAGTAGATCATATGTCTCTTTATTAATATTGTATATGCCATATAAAATCTCTCCTTCTTTAACTAGATCTTCTAAGTCTCCTCTTTTTCTCTCTCCATCAATTGATGCTGGATCAGGTGAGTCAGTTGGATGACCTAATGTTGCATAGGGTTTAAATCCTAGTACATCTTGTTTGAAGTTATCAGTTAAAGTATCAATATACTCATCAGTAACAGACATTAAGCCAAAACCAGGTACATGCCAATTACCCTTAATAAGTAAAGGTATCTTTGCTTTTGTCTCTGTTATGTTAGCTGCAATTGAGTCTTTGTTTAATACAGGATACTGCATTACTTAGATATGTTGTATTACATTTTATAGGATTAATACTATTATTATTTAATATATATTTGTAGGCATTTATATACTATATATGAACATATATTGTTTTGTATATACGTATATAATTAATACAGTATACAAATAATAGTAGTAAATAACAATGGAAGAAACACTAAATATAACATTTACAAAGCAACACCCTTTATCAGATGATGTTAAGGCTAAAGTTGTATCTATACTATATGTTTTAATAGCAACTTATATTGATGCTCATGGACAAATATTAGAGGCGCATTGGAATAGTGAGGGTAAAGGCTTTATTAGTATGCATGAGCTCTTTGATGATACATTAGGAACTATTAATAATTTAATTGATCCTTTGGGTGAAAGAATAAGAGCATTTGGGGCTCCTGCTAGAGCTAATCTAAAGTTTGCATCTGCTAATACGTTGTTAAAGGATGCAGCGTCTATTACTAATGATTTAAATGGTAACTTGAATATTGTTCTGTATTGCCTAAGAACTATTAGAAGTTATTTATACTCAGTTATAACAGAACTTAGCTCTATGGATGAAACAACAAGTAACATATTACAGGAGCATTGTGCCGTTATTGATAAGTTAATATATTTGAATCAAAGTAATATTTAGACATTGTGTGAATAATATTTTATTAGTTAATAAGGGGCTTTAGTTAGCCCCTTATATTTTTTTTGTATTTAAAAGTTAGTTACATGGGTAAACATATAATGGATCTTAGTAGAACCCCTAATAAAGAATTGTACCTGTTAAGTGATAAGCAAGAGGCCTTTCTAATGTCAAAGACTGTTAATGATGATATATTTACTGGAGATTATAGGTATGTATTTATAAGAGAGTTGTTCTTTCCTTGGGATAGTAACTCTCCAATTGATGATAGTTTATTTCTATTGACTATATTTGAAACGGCTAATTTGCTTTTACATTTGTTTAATCCCTCTCATTTAATTAATATTCCTAGTAAGCATATCAACCTTGATAATGTTAATAGGTTATACAAAGGAGGACCAAAATCTAACATTAAAACGTTTGAGGTTGTATATACACTTAATCCCCTACAAAAGAAACTAATAAAAAGATTTATTATCTTTGATGGTGATATGTCTAAAACATTAGCCTATAAAATTAACTTTAACTATAAGGTTAAAGTTGGTGGGTTTAATAGAATATACAACATTGAAAACTTTAATGATTTACTTGGCAATTTATTCATTATATATGATTGGTTTGTTGATCTTATGCCTAATGAGTTTGAATAGATATGGAAAATATAAATAGATGGGAAATTGATTTTTTTGTCTTCAATTAATTGTTATAATTTTGTTGATAGTTTATATTCAAAAGCATTTATATACTATTTATTTGGGATTGATGGTGTCAGAGATACTAGCAATATTATTATAAGTACTAAAGACGAATACAATACAAAGTCCTTTAATAATATGAGTCTTATATTTATATATACATGCATTGTAAATATTATTGATAAATATAAATTAGGTACATTAAATAATAGACATAGTTATATCTCTAATAGAGTTAATAAGAAGATTTTTAATAAATTAAAGATCGCCAAAGTTAATCTACACTGTGGTATTTATGATTTTAATCTAAATACTTTAATGCAAAATTATAATATTAGATATGATGTAATTATAAAAGATGCATTGAACCGTAGTGTTATATCTGATTATACTACTATTAAGTTTGGTAGTCAGTCTGTATTTGAACATTCTATATGTATCTCTGACTTTAATAATGACATAATAGCAAGTATGTTAATGTTGTATGATGATTTTATTAGTAATATACCAGAAGGCGTTTAATGAAAAACCCAATGTTATTCTTGGCTATTAATGACTATATCTGTAAAGTTATTAGAGATGGTTATATTAAGAATGTACAAATTAAAGTTGAAGGGGAGGATAAAGGCTTTTTGTTCTATGAGGTTAATAATAAAATACATAAAGTTCCTCCTATTGACAATGCACAGGATGTTATTAGAAATACTATTGCTGGTCAACTAATAAGTGAGGGATATATTGTGGTTAATGCATTAGATGACACGTTTGTTGTTAGTAATAATAAGGGTGATACATACTTTGTAAATGGTAATAGTTGCAGTTGTGCTGATAGATTTAATCCTTGTAAGCATATGCTCTTTAGAGACTGGTATCAAGGATTTAGAAGAAAGCAGGTTAATTTATTACATATGACTAGAGATTAAAAAGAGGTTATATAATTATATAACCTCTTTAAATTATGATTTTTTATTAAGTTACAATAAGTTCACAAAATCTATCATCTATAGGCTCCCTATAAACAGCTAATCTACCTAGTGTTAATACCCCCCCCCCATCAGTAATATTGGTAGCGTTTATAGTTCTTTGGATACTATTGCTGAAATGAGAAAATACACCTGTAGGTGGGGCTACTAAAACAGAAATATTTGTAGCCCCACCTGTAGTCCATTGACTTGATACATCTTGAGATTTTATTTGTATTGCTTGATTAGGGTTTCCTCCGTTTATAGGGGTTATATGGTTATGGCAGCAACTCCTTTAATTCATCAACATTTTGCGCCTCATCCATTTGGATTTGAAGCGCGGCATACTTAGCCCGAATCGCTAGCCGTGCGCTCTCAGCGTCACTCACATCTTTGTCTGGAAGCCTTTTGGCGATCGCCTCATCATAAGGCTTAAATTCTTCAGCACGAGCAGCACGTCGCTTATCATGGGCGATAAGCTTTGCCTTGTCTAGGTTAATTGTAATCATTCGGTATACTCCCATGCGTTACGAAATG